AAAAAATATAATATTTACAATCAATATGAATAATTTAGAATTAGATTTAATTACTAACAATAAAAAATTAAAGTATAAAAAAAAGGAAAACAATATAGAAAATGATATTCAGATAATTTTAAAAAAAATTAAAAATATAGATATTAATTTATTAGACAATATCAAGAGTAATGATACTATAATAAATTATATTATATCTACAATAAAAACCATACAGTATATAGAACATGTACAGAATATAGAGATTTCGAAAAAAAAGATGGCAAATCAAATAGTAAATGAACTTATTGATAATTCGATTAAAACAAGTAATTTAGAAATAAATATAGATAGAAAAATTTTAATCAATAAAAAGGAGAAACCTTTAGATAAATATGTTATTATTAACAAAATTGACTAATAGATTCGTAATTTGTCATAGTCTTATCAGATATCTCTTTTGGTTCCCACTTTTTAAATTTAGGATAATATACACACTCCATATTAATTATATCACTAATATTGTTAAAGAGTTTTCTTAGTTTTTTACTTGTTCTCAATGTTGAAATGTGAGCAACACCAAACTTACATTTAATTTCATCTTTAATACAATATAAATCATATATATCTGGAGTAATAGTATTTTTAACCCCAAAAATTATAGAGTCATTTTCTAATATTGGTAATTCTTTTTGGGAATATTTTTCAAGTACTACATTTTCAATATCTGGTTTTTTGATACTAGTTTGTATTGTATTTTTAAATAGACATAAATAATTTGAATGTTTAATATTGAAAGTGTAAAAGTATAGTCCTCTAGAATTATATGGTAAATTAGGGATAAACTCATCAAAAATATATTTAAATTCAGAATATTTAAATAGCCTCTTAATAAACAAAGGACAAATATCTAAATTGTTATCAGAAACATAATTATTAGTTATCATTGAGTGTAAATTATTAAATCGTGTACTAATATTAACATCTTTTTGTTTAATTCCTTTATATATTAATAAATCTCCAATTAAAAATTGCCATTTGCCAAAAATATCTTTAACTAATTCTCCTTCTAAAAGTGTGTCTTCAAAAATAATATTACTAAATCTATAATTAACTGAAATAATACGAGGATAACTATATCCTTGTTTTATTTTTCTATCGATATAAAAGCAATAATTAATATTATTAATACGGGTCATGTACAGAAAATAGTTAGTTCCAGAAGATTTTACTAATAATAAATGTGGATTTCTTTCTAAATTATTCAGGACCCTATCATTAATCATTATTGCTTTTCTATCAGAAATAGTAATATCATAAGTATCCTTTAAATTATCTAAAATATGTGCCTTATTTTCTGTATTAACTACATTACTTGCCTGTTTATTACAAAAAGAAATCTCTTTTGTTTTAATATTTATATTCATATTTATATTAAATATAATATCAATTATTTTAAATCAATTTTATTGTTATATATTATAATGAATATTAGATTATTTTTTGTTGTTTTAGTTGTATATTTATTAGTTGATGCTGTATGGTTAGGAAGTACTAGCAAAATACTATATAATCCAGTCATTAAATCTATACAGAAAAGTGATATTGAAATGAATATTCCAGGAGCCGTAGTAGCTTATTTATTATTGGCAGTTGGAGTGTATTATTTTGTACTAGAGGAAAAATTTCAAAAAAATTATAAAAAATTAATATTTAGAGCAGGGTTATTTGGATTATTAGGATATGGTATTTTTAATGGTACTAATAATGCAATTTTAAAAAATTGGAATTATAAGGTAAGTATTATCGATACTTGTTGGGGAATTACAGGTTCAATAATTGTTTCACTAATTTCGAATTATTTAAATAAAAAAATAATATAAAAAAAAAAATCTGCGTATAAATTATACAAATGAGCGAGTTAAAAAATGCATTAAATAAAGCAAGAAGACGAATGAATAAGGCTTCAAAAAACGAAATCGAAAAAAGAAGACCAAATGTTAATAATAGAAGTAACATAAAAGAGGGAATGGGACAAAGAAATGTTAAAAGCAATCCTCAGTTTAGAAATAATGGTGTATCTTTAAACGATATGGCTAAATTTTTTTCAAAAATGCATACTGTAAAGAAATATTCAGCAGCTTCGGCAGCTGCTAGATCAAGTAACATTTTCAAGAATGCCGAAAAAAACCATAAAAAAATAATTAATATAGAACCCGGTGAAATAAAAAAATCTCTTCGTTCAGCTTTAGCTAAAATAACACCACCAGAACTATCTGACCTATATGATAAATTTGATGAAAGAGCTACAGAAAGAGCATTTAGAGAATTATCTTGTAGATGGGTTCATAGCGTATTAGAAGGTTCAACAAGTGATGTAACAAATAATATGAAAAATAAGGAACAGTATTGTGTAGGAGATGGTTTATATTGTGATAAAACAACAGATTTAAAAAAAGGTTCAGAATTATATAAAAAAATTCATGAATCTACAAGTGAAAATGAAACTCTTACTAATGCTATTATAGATGAAATCAATGCTGTTAGAACTTTAATTTGTTCCAAAAAAGGTGAAAAACTTAGCTTAGCAAATAATATAGAACATTTAAATAAATATTTACGCACATTAAGATTTATAGGAAAAGACTTAGCTTTGAAAGGTACCCAATTTAGTACAGCTAATCCAGATGAAAAACCTAAAAGTGGTATTCTTGGTTTAAGAACTTGTAGTAATGACTCTTCTAATAGTGATTTTCATTTAGTTTTAGAGGAATTAAAGGGTAAATGTACTAACAGATTAAAAGAACTTAAAGATGCTGTCAATAAGGCTAATAAAGCAAGAAATAATTCAAAGAAACGTGCAATAAATAGAGCAGCTTACAATTCGAGCAAATCGGATTTATCACAAAGTGATCTATTTAAGAAAGCAGCGGAAGCAGCGAAAGGTGGACGAAGAACTAGAAGACGTGGAAGAAAAGTCAGCAGACGTGGCAGAAATCAAAGAAGAGGTCGTGGAAGAACTTATAGAAGATAAATTAATCAAATTGAACACTGGCTAATCTATCTTTTGGATGATAATATGGAATATCTAATATTTTAAAGATATCTTCTTCCGAATCTACTGATATTTCAAATTTCTTTTTAGATTTATTAATTTTAAAAATAGAATATTCATTTATTGTGTATCCTTTTTTTAAAGCATATGTTCTCATATTTTTATTAAAGTCTCCGGAACCAGTAAAATATAACATAGCTGGAGCTAAACTATCTTTAGAAATAAGACGTATATCTATTCGTCTTGCTAAAGATTTAGGAGTATTACGACAAAATCCCATATATTTGGTGTTACCATTTATGGTTAAATCGTCTACTATTAGTCCTTTTTGTGTTAAATAATCTATAATATCCTTTAGATTATAATCTAAATTATCCAAGTCATCGTTAAACAATAACATATCAATATCACCCGAATCTTTAGCTTCTCTACGATAAGAACCACAAATTACTAAACCCAAATTTTGGTCAATTTGATTACAATATTTTTTTAATTTTTTTTCAATAGACATAATTTCTTTTCTAGGGATTCTTTTTTCAAGATCATGATAATATTTTAATCCTAACAATTGATGATGTGTCAATTTTGATAACATAGGATTATTATCATATAGTTCAATACTTAAAAGTTTCTGTAATGTAATTCCTTCTTTAAATAATTTTTTAGCATTACTGGGTCCTATACCAGTAATACGTTGTAAGTTTTGCACCTCTTTATAAGAATCATCATTGGATTCACTATTCAATTCTTTTAAATTTCCACTGGATAAAATTTCATCTACTCTAGATAATATTCCCTTTCCTATACCTTTAATGTCTTTAATTTGGTCAGAATTATTGATTTCAAAATCTATAGTTTTAAGGTTATTATGCGCTTTTCTAAAACTATTTAATTTAAATTGGTAGGATTTTGCAGAATTAAAGTCTTCATCTTCTTTAAATTTTTCTATCTTTTTATTTGTTTGAATAATTAACTGCTCTATTTTATTTAGTATATTAGTATTCATTTATTAAAATATATAATAAATAATCATCAAATTTTTTATAAAATAAATAAAATATTCTATATTATTAATGGACACAAAATGTGAAAATCAAGAAATTTATGGAAGCATGTTATATAATAAATTACTTAAGTCATGTAATTATTTATTAGACCAAAAAGTTATTAATGACTCTGAATATAGAGATTGTAAAGAAATTATTAATACCACACATATAGATTATAACCAAGACACTGAGTTAAGAAAATATACTGGAGGTAAAAAGGATATTAAACAATTAGAATATGAAACAAAAAAAAATATGTTTAGAAAAAGGTTTAAGGGATTGCTAAAAGAATGGGAGATATGGGAAAATAAATATAATGGTGACCCATCTAATTTAGAAGTTAAAGAAACGGCGGATGACAGAAAAAAACAATTAGATTTTTTATTACAAGATATACGAAATTATATTTTAATTGTTACTCGTGAATATTCGAATAGAGATAATACTAATCAATATTATGATTTAGTTTCTAAATTTAAATTGATCGAAAAACATAAATTAATAGAGAAAGATGTAAACTCACATTTAGTGGAAAATAAAGAAAAAGGAGATATATATGACAAAAAAATATTATCTTATACAAAAAAACAATATACTTTAGTAGTAATAATATTTATAATAATTATACTAATTATAGTATCTGTTATATTTATAATGAAAATTTAATATCCACTAAAAAAACTAGATAAGTATTAATCTTTTTTTTCTGAACATATATTATTGATGTGTTCAAGAAGTAATTGGATATTAAATAATAATTATATAGATTCAAGAAATGAAGATATAAATAAACTAGTAACCCATTATATCAAGTTATCAAGTAGTATCAAAGAATCATCTAATAACCCTAATGATGAAAATATACCCCAAGATATTAATAATAAAAAACAGGAGATATTTGAACTTCAAGAAAAATTATTTGAAAATAACCAGGAAAATTTAGATTTATTGATAAAACAAAAAAATGAAATCGACAGAAAAAATAATTCCGTAAATATTAATAAAGGAATAATTGAACATCAAAATAAGAGTATTAAAGGTAATGAAAATTTAATAAATATGAGAACAAATAGAGTAGATTATGGAGCAGAAAAAAATGATAAAATTTATACAAAATATACTGTTTTTATATTTATAGTTATAGTATTATTCATATTACAAGTATCTTTTTTAATATTCATAAAAAAATAATTCT